GAGGTCATCAAAAGCTTCCGTGAGGGGCAAATTGTAGCACACAAAATAGTTATCATCTGAGTCTGAGTCTGACTCTGAGTCAGAGGCAATAGATTCCTCATCACTCACTTCAGCATATTGGAGCATAGTTTCGTACTCAAGAAGGGCTTTTTCTTCTTCACATTGTTGAAGGCGCTTCTTGAGATCGGCGTTTTCCTTTTCAAGGTTGGCAATGTAGGTGGCAATAGATTGAGAGTTCATAGTTGAAAGTTGTGTGACTTTTTGGGGTGGGTCGAGTGACTTAGGCGCGCGATTTAATGATGGGTATCCCGTACCCCAATTCTTCTACAAGTGGGTTGTTTTTGTAGTCATTTTTGTAGTGAATCTTCTTGACTCCACTACTCGCGAGAGCCTTGTAGCAATTGAGACAAGGGTAGTGTGTGATATATGCTTCAGTGCCATCTATAGAGACACCCCGCTTAGCCGCATCCGTGACGGCGTTGATTTCTGCATGAATCGTTGCTTGTTCGTGTCCGTCCCTCACAATTGAGGTGTGATTAGAACCACCAAGGAAACCATTGTAGCCCATACTTATGAGACGGTTGTTCTTCACGAGCACACATCCCACATTGAGTCTATCACATGGCGATCTGACTGACGCGAGTTCTGCGGTCTTCATGAAATACTCATTCCATGTAATGCGATCAGTCATTATTTTATGTTGATGGAAACCTTTATACCACCTCTTCTGTATTGTAATCTGACCTTCAATGGTTCGTGAATTTTGTTCATTGCAAGATGACATTCTTTACATAACGTAATGACTGGATATTTCGCGTGTAGTTGAATAAATTTTATCAATTGATCAATCCAATCTTCTTCACCGAGCTCAGATTGAGATTGTCTAATGGCGATATCTAAAATCTGTGGACGTGTAAGAATTGTGTGGGCGCTATCCAAGCGTTTGGTGTACGAATGACAGCATTCACAATTTTTTTTCTTGAACCCCTTGAATACAGATTGAATAATATTTGCGGGTTGAATGACCCATTTCTCTTCGAGTGATAAGGTATTTCCACGTTTGAAACATCGCCTATTAGTCTTCTCTAAATAATTGTTAATGTATTTTTTGGAATGATTACAATGTCTTTGAAACTCTAGTGTGTGGGGAGCTGTATCAGGGTTCATAAATGTATGATAGAACATCTGTTTTCTATGATCAGAACTTAACCATTTTTTCACCCAGACCTTTTTCATGTTCACCATACTTACTTTATTCACGTCTTAAATCTTTATCTGCCGTGTAGTACGTCTTCCCCTTAGTGACAAAACTATGAACCCTTGCGTACCCCCACGCTTGTGGAGAAGCTCCTGGACGATGCCCAGTTCTCCACGCAGCGAGACCTCTGTTATATACCGTTTGAAGTGTCTTGAGGGGTATCTTTGTAGCCTTCGCTATCTCTGGGAGGGACTTGACACCTGGATACTTCTTTCTAAATCGTTGGGTATATGAAGATGTGCGAGTCTTTACACCCTCATCCGTCTTGAAATCCGCGTAATCCTTCTTGAGCATCTTTTTGTAGCGAGTCTCCACAGACTTTAGGGTTCTGAGACCACGAAAGTATTTGAGGGGTGCATAGATTTTACCCTCAGTTCTGCGCAATTCCCTAACCTTTTTAGATATTTCCTGATCAGTGAGAGGCATCTTAATTATTATGTAGATTTAATTCAATGGGTTGGGGTGAAGAAAAACCAATTCCAGAAGATGAGATATCCTGTAACATTTTCTGTAACTGCTGTTTACTAAGTTCTATAATGGGATTAATGGTTGGTGGTGTGATGGTAAAAATGTATTATGCTGGTTATTTGTGACGCAGATACTTTACAGCTTCTAGAATGTTTGAAAAAATTTTGTTACCAAAACGAACTCTACCTGACTTTGCCGACACCCACCCCTTGTGTCCATCGTAATAACACCTTTGAATGTCAACCATTATAAAAACAAAAGATTATTTTAAAAGAAAAGTAAGAATGGGTCTGACAATTATTATGGGAAATATGTTTTCAGGTAAAACTTCGGAACTCATTCGCCGACTTAAGCGTTACAAAGTCATCGGCAAAAAAATTGTAGTCATAAATTCAGCGAAGGATACGAGATCTCCTGAGGAAGTTCTCAAGACCCACGATGGTGTTGAATTTCCATGTCTCAAAGTTGAGCATATTTCTCACTGTATCATCAAAGAATCTTTTTGTAACGCAGACATTGTGGCGATTGATGAAGCCCAATTCTTCACAAACCTCAAAGAATTTGTGGAAATGTGTCTCTTTCTCAATAAATCGGTGATCATAGCTGGTCTTGACGGGGACTACAAGCAACGAAAGTTTGGAGAAGTCATTGATTGTATTCCGTTGGCGAGTGATGTTGTAAAGTTGTCGGCTCTCTGTATGGACTGTAAGAATGGAACACCTGGACCATTTACGAAAAGAATCGTTCAAAGTGATAAACTTGAACTCGTGGGTGGTAATGAAAGTTACAAAGCGGTGTGTCGCCGCCATCTAGAATCTATGGATGTCCAAAATAAGAACGACTCTTTTCTGAAGACTGCGTTTAACAAGGCGGTGAAATCGAGAATGGTCAAATAGAAAGTCCTTTCCAGGTTCGTGTTGATGCCCACCATTTTCGGTGTAAAGTACACAATGTTTACCACCCTTAATTGTTAAGTGGTATCTCAACGCGAGATTACTCTCGGCACGATGTGCAGGTATGGTCATTGGACCATCTATAACTGCAAACATTGCGGTCTCTTTATCTATACACGAAATCTGATCAATTATTTTTTGAACTTCGGGGAAATCCTTGACCTTGTAGTAATAATAATTATTATTCTTCTTGAACCATGGATCAAGTTTATGAAAGTAATGTTTCTTTGCGTCAGGGACACCCTTCTCAAATTCGTATAAAATCCTATTATAGTTTGCTCGTACAAACCATAGATTTGGGTAATCCATGACATTGTATTCAAACTTGTGAAACACCATATCCACCAAAGTGTTCCTCATACCAACCAGAGGTCTGAGAGGTCTCTGGAAATAAAGTAGATCTATTGGTGACTTTAAATAATCGTGAAGAACAAGAACTACTGGTAGCCACAGAAGACGCCACATTAATTTCTCAGTATAAAATAAAAATGCCAGGTTACGGCAAGCGAATGGAAATGTTTACCCCAGAGCCCACTGCAGAAGCTCCAGTATTGGAACAACGATTTGTCATGCCACGCGTCACCCTCGTCCAGTTGACCATCCTCGCGATGATCCTCTACTATGCGTGGTCTGTGCGTAAGATGAACAAGGCTGTCGTGTCCACAGCAGCTCTCGCCATTGGTCTCCTCCACATGTATGACCACATGTACCGTCTGAAGCGTGGTGATGAACGTCTCTTCTTCTTCCCAGAAGCCAAGAAGGAGGGGTACTGTGGCGCTTGCCGAAAATAAATTAGCTATACATTGTAAGTATGCACGTCAAGATTGTTCGTAGCCCAGATCGTAAAAAGAAGTTCAGGGCAATCCTAGGAGACGGCAGGACTGTTGACTTTGGTGCCAGTGGGTATTCCGACTACACCAAACACAAGAATCCTTCACGAATGCGCTCGTACGTACTCCGCCATGGTGGAAATGTACCTAAATCTATTATAGCGGAGAGAGATCCCCAGAAAATTCACACGCGTATGCTCAAGGTTAATACAAGTGACAAAGAACAATGGCTTTTGGGTGGTGTTGCAACCGCGGGATTCTGGTCGCGTTGGTACCTGTGGAGTCAACCAAACTTTGGGGGTGTCAATAGATTTATGTTACAAAGATTTGGAATTAAAATCCTCAAAAGTCACTAACGTTCCATTCTCAATGAGAGACGCATATTCATCATCCATGGGCAAACTTGCCTCGTAGTACACACGTTTCATATACATGTCCATGTCGTCAAAATACTCAAGAAGTTTGACGAGATCTTCATCGCATGCGGTATCCACCACTGTATCAAACTTTGTTTCCGAAAACTGACCGTGGGTTATGAGATTATCCCTGATGAACTCTTCAATGGG